AGCCCGATCATATATGATCGGGCTTTTTGATTATTTAGGATAAAAAAATGAAGGCAGCACCCTTAAAATTAATTGATGACACTTACCATCCATGCTCAGTAGATGAAGTTACCCATGTTCGACTGCGTATGCCTTGTCCTATTAGCGATCGCATTATTCCTGTAGGCGATCGCAAAAATACACCATGTTGGACTTGGAACGGTGACACCGAAAAGCCAACATTAAAGCCCAGTATTTTGACTCGTACTGAGACTAGCAAAGGTGTTATCATCTGTCATTCATTTGTGACCAATGGGGTAGTCGAGTTTTTGACTGATTGCACCCATGATTCCGCAGGCAAAATTTTAGATTTATTGGATATTGATCAATGACACTACAATTTACAACATTAGCAGCAATCAACACTCGATTAAAGCAACGGCTGCAAATGGGCGGTACGCAGGCAACATTTGGCAAAACGGTAATTAGTGATTCTGATACTGAACAAATTGCTGAGCAAGTCGAGGGACGGGTGCGGATGCGGCTGAAATCTAAGTATCAGTTACCTTTAAATTTGACTGATACTGATGCTCAAAAAGCACTTGCTAGCATTGTTGAAAAATTAACAGTATGCGAAATTTTAACCACATACTTTATGGGTGCGGAGCCATCGGATGAAGGAGGGATAATCAAAGATGATTATTGCAAACAGGGCATAGATGAGCTTGACGCATTGATGGCTAGCTATATTGATGGTGAAATGCCGATTGGTGTGACTATTGGTGCTGTTAATCGCACTCCCGTTGTGGGGATGCGAACGGGTGGAACATCGGTTAACTTTTAAAAAAGCTCCTCATTTGAGGAGCTTTTTTAAGAGTTAATTCAAAACAATGTAGTCATATTCCCATGAAATTACTTTCTTTTTTTCAAGACTCCAAATCGCAGGAATAATGTGTAATGCAACTTTTCTCCAATCAAAACTAGGAGCATTGATACAAAGATCTGTACGAACAAAATTATTCATTTCAGCAGCATTGATCTTTTTCCAGATTTTCATTTGCTTGATTACAAGTGATTCTACAAATAATTGCTGGGGTTTGGTAAGTGCGTTAAATTCTTCTTTTAGACTTGACATTATTTTATTTTCTGTGCGCTTGGCTGATGTAAATTAACATAACTCCTAACAAAGCAAATGTCAACCACTAGTTTTAAGCTATATTAAATTCACATATCTGAGCTAAAATAAAACCACATTTACTTGCGATCGTCCCATGCTTTACGACTCAGTTTTTGGCGTATTTAATTATTCGGAAGCCCCTGATCTAATACCAGCAAGCGAGATAATCGCAACTATGGACAAAATAGAGCGCAATGCTCTAAAAGCTATGTCCACAGCAACAAAGACTGCTGTAAATGATTTGGTAAAGCGATCGCAAGGTAAGTCATTAACAGAAATCAAGAAATTAAATTGGGATTTACAGCCTGATATTGCAGAAAGTCTTAACGTGTTGTGGGATAAAGGCTTTAAATCAGGCAGTGCTGACGCAATCAAAGAATTACGCGCCGCAGTACCATTGGACAAAAAACGAACTAGAAACAATAATGCTGAGCTTAATATTTCTCAATATGCTTCTATTGGGGATTTAATCAAACAAATATTTACCTTAAAACCATTTTCTGCTTTTGGCGGCGATCGCCCCAAGGCATGGGTGAAATCAGTATTAAATCGCAATTTGATGATTGCTGGTGATTACTCAAAAGAAATTTTAGATAGAGTAAAAGATAATATTTCACAAGGAATGATCGAGCAACCTAATGGGTATGTATTGCCACCGCAAAAAGTCAATGCACTAATTCAAGAAACACTTAATGTCAGCCAATCACGCGCCGCCACAATAAGTAGAACTGAGACAACTCATGCCTATTCTGAGGCTAGGGTAGAGACTTTTAAACAGTCAAGCTTAGCGACACATTGCAGATTTTTGGCAATCGTAGATGATCGAATTACTGATATTTGCTTAACCAGAAACGGAATAGTTTTCCCCATTGAGGATGTGGCTAAATACCAAACCCCACTTCATTACAATTGTCGCTCTACAATATCTGTCCTATTGCCTAAAATTAATCCTGCTCATCAAAAAATGATTGATGACCCTAGCTTAGATCCTAAAAATAGATCTCTTGCGCCATTGCTTGTAGGATGGCGATAATTAAAAATATATGCAAAAATAAGGCTAGTCGTTGACGCGACTAGCCTTTTCTAAATCAATTAAATTTGTGAGTACAAATCAATGAGTTTATTATTTCAGGATAAATCTGCATTGTCTAATGCGACTGCGCAGGAAATTACGTCAACTGTAGTTACAGTAACGCCTGACATTGCAAAAAAATGGCTTGAGGGCATGGTTGAGAATCAAAGACACCCATCTGATCGAGCTGTTCTTAAATATTCAAGAGCCATGATTCAAGGAAAATGGAAAACTGCTGCTCCTTTATCTTTTAATCAAGATGGAAAATTAATTGATGGTCAGCACCGTCTTTTAGCTGTCATCAAAGCTAATCGTCCTGTTGAATTTGTGGTTTTGCAAGGATTGGCTTCTGATTCAATAGAAGCTATAGATATGGGGGTTGTTAGGACTTCAGCACATCTAGCAAGGTTACAAGGTTTATCACTAACTGGTCATCATCTTTCTCTTTTGAATTGCTGTCTTTTTAATCCAACTGGAGCCGCAACTACTAGATCTCCATCCTATTCAAAACAGGAACAAGTAGAGCTTGCAAAAGCTCATTTTGAATGCCTTGATTTTGCGTTGCGAAAAAGAAATGATTTAGCTATAAATTATGCTCCTTATTTAGCCCCAGTTGCTAGAGCTTACTATTCTGAGAACCATTTAAGGCTTGAGCAATTTTTGAAGGTATTACATTCTGGATACGCAATATCCGAAAATCCAAGTGATGACACTGCGGCGATCGCTTTACGAAATCTTCATTTTAAAACTAGGCAAAATTCTATTAGGGTCACTGGCGGGACTGAGTATCGTATTCAATCTTTCAAGATTGCGTCTAACGCGCTAGCAAACTTCATTTTGCGTAAACCCGTTAAGGTTCTTAAAGAATCTAATTTTAATCATTTCCCTGTTGCTGATTTTGACCAATGGTGGAAAGCTAAATTGCAAGACGCTGCTTAAGCTAAAATAAAAAGATAAAACCCGCCAAGCTTCTAAATTATGCTCAAACTGGCGGGTTACTTATTAAAAACATCATGAATAAAAAGCAAATACTTGTTGCAGCAATTGCTGCTTGTACTATAGGCGCGATCACTTATATCAAAACTCGTCCCGCCCCTATGACAGTGTGCGACTCGTTGCTATGGAAAATGGCACAATCAAAAACTCAAGCCGAACATGATTATGCAGAGAAACAGTGGCGATCAACTTGTCTCACCAATCAACCTTAACCAATGTTCCTCCCCCCACCCATCGAGGTCGGCTTTCGCGTTCGTACTGCACTAGTACTTGAAATTGTCCCCCGCTATTATTTCGTTTAATTTCATCGCTAACAATTTCGCCAATCATAGGTTTGCAGCCAGATAAGTTTTTGCGGATTACCCTAGTATGGATGTGGACATCGGAGATTTGCATAATGTCGCAATTTATTCAAATAGATTTTAGCCAACTTGCCAATATTTTATCTGAATTAGATAAGGTTAGCGATCGTGCGGCTGATTTAAAACCTGTGGCTCGGCTTGTTGGATTAGTAATTAGTTCGTACACTGATGAAGTTTTTAATAGTGCGCCATCCACCCAAAGTGGTGGCACGGTATTTAATGGGGAAGTATGGGAAAAACTTAAAGAATCTACATTAAAAGCAAAAAAAGGACGACGGCGCAACGGGAAAATATTACGCGATACAGGCGCATTGCTTAATTCTTTGCAAGTTGGAGGATCGTCAAATTTCTTTCAATCGGGCAATGATTTTATTGAATTTGGAACAAATTTGCCACAAGGATTTAATAACAACAAACGTGCTTTTTTAAAGCACACTGACGATTTAACAGAACTTGTGGCTAAGGGGTTAGAAAATTATATTTTGATGGGTGAAATTTAATGTATATAGAAGAAATATTAAATAAAATTAGTGAGGCATTGGATATTTATCCAATGCCAATAGCAATTGCTATGACGACACAATTTAAAAATGAGTTGTTAAATAGCGGTAAATGCAAATCTCAAGTTGGCGGAACAGTGTTGACGGGGTTAAGGCTGTATTTGCTTGATAATTTGCCAGAGCCTTATAGAATTTATTACAATCAACAAAGTTTAACCAAAGATATTGCATTGTACAGTCAGATTAATAGTGATTTTAATTAAATGGCGGTAGTGAGATTTGAACTCACGATCTTCTGGTTATGAGCCAGATGAGGTAACCACTCCTCTATACCGCGATAAATGCGATTGCTTAATACTCACGACTTATCAAGCAAACGCTAAAATTAATATATCATAAACATAGAATTAAAGAAAAAAGCATGGTCATTAATACCGACAAACTTACAACAGCATTAGGCATTATTGGCGGCGCGAGTGCGATCGCTTATCAGTACAATATTGCGCCACAGTACACAGGATCGGCGGCTGCAATTTCGGGGGCATTACTTGGATTTTTTACGAATAAGCAACCAAAATGACAATACCAGTTGACCATCACTTAGAGAATCTTGGCACATATTTAAAAGAACGACTCAATGAAGCAGGGGCGGCGCTAAGCGCTCCTTTAATTGTGGTGCAGGATGTCACATACCTAACCGATTTTAATGCTCTTGATAAGTTCCCATTGCTTCAAGTTTTTAGAAATGGTGGCAATGGTTGGGGTGCTAGCGATCGCCAAGAGTGGGAAATAAATTATGTGCTTAATAATTATGCCGATCCCTATGATGTGCCACGGATATTAGCTTGGGTATTAGAAGATTACAACGAGAGCAATATTTCTGCTTTGGTTGTTAATTATTTTTCGACTACCGATAATTGCGGCACTTTGGACGTTGATTCATTGACTCGCAGCTATGGCTATAAATTTTTAGCAGGCAATAAAGCTCCATCGGCACAAGTAACTTTTACTTTGTTGCCTTAAAAGTTATATAAAAGTTATTTTTTAAAGCTGTCAAAAATTTTGACAGCTTTTTTTGTTGATTGCCAAAAATACTTACTTGCTTTATTTTGCAGTGATTACCCTAGCTAGGTTTAATTTATGGCACTTACAGGCATTACATGGGCGCGTGTAGTTGCAGCTACTACAGCCAACGAGACTGATACGCTTACTCCTAAGCATTATGAAAATGGGACTAATACTATTTTCGATCTTTACGGCACGATTAATAGCGCAATCCGATTGTATTCTCGCAAGGTGATTACCCCAGAAGTCAGTGGGGGACAATATCGCGAAAAAATTGAGTTTTATCGGTACACAGGCACTTTTGATAATACGTACGATCCAACAAATTTATCGAGTGCAACTACGACTCCTTTTACCCTTGCTGAAGGCACGATCTATAAAACTGAATATTCAGAATGGATTGATCTTGATGCTGCCCATACTGCGGCAGGTGACGCTCGTACATAATCTTTAATTTAGGAATTAAAACAAAATGGCAAAAGCATTATTTACAGGCATTAAAAGCCTAACCTCTGTATGGCTAAAGACTTCCACAGGCGTACCAGCTAACGATAAATTGCTGCAACTTCCAACTCCTTCAAATGGAAAATACTCAACTGGTATTGAAGAATTTGAAATTGAAGCGGTATCAGAATGTACTGGCGAAAAGTACATTGCAGATACCTATGTGGTAAAACGCGCCCCTTCTTTTTCTCTCACTTATGGCGCTAAAAATAAGCAGTTATTGAGTGCGTTTTTTGGGTTGGCATTGGCAAACGGGACAAAAGATAGTGCCGTGGTGAAGACCTTAGAAGTCACCTCTGGCACTCAAGCCGCGACAATTTCTGGCTACACTGGCTATGGTGTAGCAGCCGATCAATCTGGATCAGAAGCATTTTATCTAAATGCTAATGGTGTTGCAGTTGAATTGACTCGACAAACCCATGCCACATTCAATCCTGCTACACCACTTAGCTGGTCACAAGGGGCAAATCTTGAGCTTAATTTTTCAACTGACCTTGTAACTAATCGTAATTACGTTACCTACTATGTTCCCTATAGCTCGACAAATACTGATTATTTGACCACTACTACTCAGGCTAATTATTCGGCTGACTTGTTCTTCATTGACACTGATGGCAAAGTTGGGCATTTCATTTTTCCATCAATTACTGCCAACTTGACAGAGAATAAAGAATTTGAGTTTGGTGGTGGGACTATTGACTTGAATTTCCGTGTCACTGGTGAAGTGTTCTTGCGCTATCCTAATCGCTTGGCAACGTGTTAAATATCTCCCGCTAAATTTAGATGTTAAGCATAAAAAACAAGTTACTAC